GTATACCGAACGGTACGTACAGTGGTGTGGGAGGTCGGCTACTCAACTAATGGGTAGCCTCCTACCCGATACACTAGGAAATATCATGATTTGGGGTACGGTCAGATTCTAACGTATGTGGCTGTCCGAGGATGCTGTCCACATTGGAGCAGACTGTCCGCAACTCTTTCTGGTATTCCTTGAAATAATGATAGGTGTCATATTGGGCTGACCGCTTTATGGTCAGTTTTTCTTTTTCAGCCTTTAGTGACTTCATGGATGGAATTTTCCCATCAGCATTTTTCTCTTTTAAAAATTTGACTGCAGATTCATAAAGCTCAATTTCCGTCTGGTGTTCCTGACGGAATTTTTTCTTATTTCTGGATTTCAGCATTTGTGCAAAACCCGGTTTGTTGGCAAGATACTGTCCAGTATAATGAATCTGTTGATTGATATTTTTTAAACTTGCTTCGGTAGCCTTGACTGCTTTCCTGGATTCCTTGCACTTTTCAGAAATATCATCAAAAGTCAGTTGTAGATTTTCCCTGGTGTCATAGTGGTGCTCCTGCACATAGGCAATGGTTTTCGCCATTTGCTGTAAGTTAGAGATCTTTATTTTCTGTGCATAGGCATGACTTTGCTGCGCCTTCACATTGTTCTGGAGGTCAACAACCAGTCGTAAATCGGACTTAATAAATAGGATAGCAACCGGATCGGAAGAATAATCATAATCAGGATTGTATTCAAAAAAGCTGTGTTTCTTTTCTTGCGGATTGGCAGGAGGTTCCGGCAAATGTTCTGTTTCTGAAATGTCCGGTGTCTCCTCCAAACGATTCTGGTTTTGTTCAAATAATTCCATGAGGTAATCTTTGCAGTAATGTGTCCCCAGTGCCCGGTCAGTGATATTCCGGTCACGATCAGGGTGGAGATAACTAAAACGTCCCCTGCGGTCTGTAAGCGTGATATGATATTTTTCCCTCAGCCCGTTTTTGAAATCTTCCAGATTTTTTGATTGGGAAGCGATGTCTTTTATGGCATCCCGTAAAAATTGTTTCTGCGTTTGAAAGGTTGTCCGGCGTGGCTTCATGCCATCGGCTATAATCTGTTCGTTGCGCTTATCCAAATTTTCCTGTCCTCTGCGGGTAGCCCAGTATTCCTTCTGGGTGATTTTATTCTTTGATGGGGAGAGCAGATCAACCTGATAAAGATTTTCCCTGTGGCATAAATCCATGACCGATTGCTGCAGGTGTTTCAGATAATCATTTGTTAAATGGTGCTTGTAACCGGCACGGCTGTCACAGGGTCGCTCCATGAATGGTTGTTGTTCAACATCCAGTTTGCGGAGAGAGTTAATAATAATATGGACGTGGATATTTCCGCTTCCATTGTGACCGTCCGTATGCGTACAGACGAGAGCCTGATGACCGGGAAAATTCTTTTTTGCATATTCCATTCCCAGGGCTTGTGCCTGTTCTTCGGTCAGGCCATGATCGTCTTTATCCTTCGGATCAAAGCTTAAAATGTAATGATGGGATTTGATGTCAGCATAGTGCTGGTTTTTGTGATACTGGGCGTTGAGCTTTTCGCACTCTTTGTCAAAGAGCATAGGCTCGCAGTTAATGCCGTCTATGTAATATTCTTCCCTTAATATCATGTGCCCGTTTTCGTCCAGGATGGGCTTCATGGTGAACTCATCATGCTGGAACAGCATATATTCAATGATCTGACTGTAATCAGCGTTTTTGCTTGCGATATGTTTCAACACTGCCATGATAATTACCTGCCATTTCTGCAATCTCTTTTCTCATATCAAAAATCTGAGAGATACATTCATGTATTTCATCCTGCATTGCCTTTGAGCGGATGCCGCCCATGTGGAAATACCGTGCGATCTGATTTAGGTTGCTCCCAATTTTTCCAAACTCTGCGGTCAGCTTTTGTAGCTCCGGCACATCGGCAACCACTTCATATGTAATGTTCACCATTCCATGTAATAACTGTTTGCGGATGTAAGCGGAACGTGATAAGCCTGCCTCATACGAGACTCTGGTTATTAACTCAAACTCTGCATCTGACAGACGAAGGGTAATGTGGTGGGAGCGTTTTATTTCTGTGTCTTTTTCTGGTCTTGCCATAAGCTCTCCTTTACTTTGTATTTTTTTATCTTATCCCGAATAATTGGGGATAAGGATGCTTTTATGCGTCAGCATACCCGGCATACGCTGTATGACGCTGCGAACACAATTTTTGTGAAAGCCAAATAGCACAATCTCATTGTGTGCAGCAACCGAGGGAATGGGGAGCCGGAATCCCCATCAAGATATGCCAGGTGCGCAAAAAACCATGAAATGGGTTTTTGTGTCACATAGGCGAATCTTGCCCTGGAAAAGAAAATCCCTCTCATATATCCCTATCGGGAAAAAAGCAAAAACAAGCCGCACACAAAACTTAATATGACAGCTTGACTTTCAGCCGTCGGCAGAAGGGATAAGTGAAAGAAATATATTTGTGAAGCGGGAAAGCAGATTGGAGGAGAATGATAATGTGGGCAGATTATCCATTGAATTTATTGAGAGATATTCCGGTGAGACAGATTTTATCAGACGATCAAATGAAAGGACTGGAATATGCTCTGAAACAGCTGACGGAACGGGAGCAGAAGGTTCTGGAATACCGCTATGTAAAAGGAATGAGTTATTCCAAAATCGGTATGGAATTTGCGTTGACCAGAAGCAGGATACAGCAGATCGTGAGACGGGCGTTACGGAAACTTAGCCGCCCAGCGATAACGGCTTATATCAGGGAAGGGTTTGCGGCGCATGAGGCATCTGTTTTAGAGAATGTCCGTATGGCGATGGAAAAGGAAAAGAGCAGGCTGCTTACCGTGGAAGATAAGATTTTAGAACAGCGCATTGAGATTTTGCAGTTATCCATAAGACCATACAACTGTTTAAAGCGTCATGGTATTGGTACGGTTTATGAGCTGCTTCGTCTGATGTTAAGAGAAGATTGGAATATCCAGTGCAGGAACCTTGGAAGAAAAGGAGCACAGGAGGTGGTGGAAAGTTTATTAAAACTGGGAATTGTAGATGTAGAGTATCCGGGCTGCCGGCGCTTTATAACAGATAAGTGTGAAGCGGAAAAACTTTGTTTGACAGAACAGGAATGGGAACGTGTACTCGACTATTTCAGTTGAGAATTTCCCGATACAAAATTCTGTGACAGCTTGTTCTCCAGCCTCTGGGGGAAGGGGTTAGTGAAAAGAATATTTTTTTCTTTTCAAATTAAGGAAAGGAAGATTGGAGGATGTCAAAAGAAAATAGGAACGCCCAGCTGGAAAGGATAAGCAGACAGAACAAGGAGAAGTGTGCAGCATTTATTGTAAGGATGATAGAGAAATACGGAAAAGAAGTTCTGGAAGAAATACAGAAAGAAGAAAAAGAGCATGAAACAAGCAGCGAAACGCCGACTACAATATAAGTGAGCCGGCGTTTTTTCTGTTGAAAGATGGATGAAACAATGATATAATATAAAAAACAGATTATCAGTAATGGAGTGAGCAACCATTTTATGAAACAGCAGGAGAAAAAGAAGAAATGTTATTTATATACGAGAGTATCCACAATGACGCAGACAGATGGATTCAGCTTGGAAGCACAAAGCAAGAGCCTATACGAATATGCAAAGTACAGGGAATTGGAAATTGCTGATGAATATTGTGATGCCGGAAAATCTGGAAAGGATATAAAGGGACGTCCTGCATTTCAACGGATGATGGAGGATATTATTTGCCAGAAAGATAACATTTCCTATGTCCTTGTTTTTAAATTATCCAGATTTGGGAGAAATGCGGCGGATATATTGAAGTCATTGCAGTTGCTTATGGATTATGGTATTGACCTGATAAGTGTGAATGATGCGATTGACAGCTCAACACAGGGAGGAAGGCTTACCCTCACAATCCTTTCTGCTGTGGCAGAGATAGAACGGGAAAATATTGTAGTCCAGTTTATGGCAGGAAAAATCCAGAAGGTCATGGATGGAAAGTGGGCAGGGGGAGTAATACCATATGGCTACCGAAATCAGAACAAAGAGCTGGTACTGGCAGAGGAGGAAACAAAAATTGTCCGCCTGATTTATGACCTATATTTGAAGGAGAACATGTCTGCGACTTCCGTTGTATCCTATCTCAATGAAAATGGCTATGTAAGGGGAAAGAAGGATTCCGATCAGGACAGGCCATTTACATTTGATTTTGTGACAAGTGTGCTTGATAATCCTTTCTATTGCGGCAAGCTCTTATATAACCGGAGGACAAATAAAAAGGGGCGGGATGGTAAGCTGATTAAAAAAGATTTGGACAAGGTTATAACTGTTCAGGGAGTCCATGAACCAATCGTTACGGAGGAGGAATGGAGGGAAGTTCAAGAAAAGCGGGAAAGTCTATCGAAAGTGAATGAGAAGGTTGATGAGCCAGAACGTATCAGTTTATTGTCCGGACTTGTAAAGTGTCCAGTATGTGGAAGTGGAATGATAGCGACAAAAAATAAACATGTCAATAAGAACAAAGGCGGCTATTATAAAACAATCCATTATTATGCCTGCAATAATTCTCGGAAAGCAAATGGGCGGACGTGTCCATTTCGCCATAGGTATAATCAGGAGAAACTGGATGCCGCTGTGTTCGAAATCATAGGAAAACTGAGCAGGATGCCAGAATTTAAAAGTGCGGTCATTGCTTCAAGCGGAGAAAAGTCAGATGTTGAAAAATTGGAAAGGGATTTAAAACAGCTTCGGAAAAAATTGCGGGGATTAGAAATGCAGAAAAGGAAGTTGGGAACGGAACTGGACAATTTAGATGTGTTTGACGAAGATTATGATAAAAGATATGAAAAAATTCAATCCGCCCTTGATGAGAGCTATGATAAAGTGGATGAGGTTGAAAAAAAGATTTCGATAGTCATCGGGAAAATTGAAGCGGTAAACAAAGGCGTTAGGGCAGCTGATAGTATCGAATCTATGCTGGATCATTTTGAAAAACTATATGAAAAGATGTCATGTGAAGAACGGAGGCAGATGTACCGGCTGTTCATTGAAAGGATAGAGGTATTTCCAGAAGAAAAAACAGATGGCAGAATATTAAAAAGTATATCGTTTCGCTTTTCAGTCTCATATGGAAAAGATGGTCTGACACCGGAAGGCAATACAGAAAACGATATTCGTTTCATATTAGATTGCTCTGAAACTGAGCTGACTGCAGCAGAAGCAAAAGCAACCTATGCAGAGATAAAAAAATACATCAAAGACACTTTTGGGGCAAACGTACATACCCTTTATATTGCTCAGATAAAACGGAAATACAGTTTGGACATGGGTAAGAATTACAATCTGGCTGCAGACCCAAAGAAAAAGGTTCCCAAGTGTCCGAAGGATAAAGAAAAAATGATACTGGAGACATTGAAGCATTTTAAAATGATAGATGCTTCCATAGAAGTGATGGAAAGTGAGAACGTAAAAGATGAAGGATAAAATGAAGAAGTGTTATCTATATATGCGGGTTTCTACCACAATGCAGGTAGAGGGCTACAGCTTAGAAGCACAAAAAGACCGTTTGACGAAGTATGCTGATTTTCAGCACATGGAGATTGTCCGTGAATATTGCGATGCGGGAAAGTCCGGCAAGAATATTACGGGGAGACCGGAGTTTTCCCAAATGCTTCAGGATGTGGCGGATGACCGGGATGGGGTGGATTATATTCTTGTGTTTAAGCTGTCAAGATTTGGACGTAATGCGGCAGATGTTCTGAACTCATTACAATACATTCAGGATTTTGGCGTGAACCTGATCTGCGTAGAGGATGGAATTGATTCGTCTAAAGATTCGGGTAAGCTGACGATTACGGTGCTTTCTGCCGTGGCTGAAATAGAAAGAGAGAATATTCTGGTTCAGACAATGGAAGGAAGAAAGCAAAAAGCCAGAGAAGGAAAATGGAATGGCGGTCTTGCACCATTTGGATATATCATTGACAGTAAAGAGGATACTCTTGTTATTGCGCCAGATGAGGCAGAGATTGTAAAAATCATATTTAAAAAGTATGTCAATGAAGATATGGGTATTGATGCAATTTGCAATTATCTGAACCAGCATGGCTATGAAAAACGGAAGGGCAGGGATTTTGAGCTGAACTATTTCACCCGTGGACTTATAGTGAATATTCTTGATAATCCCGTGTACACTGGAAAAATTGCATATGGCAAAAGCAAGACGCAAAAGGTGAAAGGCACCAGAGATCAGTATCATCGGGTCAAGGTGGACGATTACCTTCTTGCAGACGGAAAACACGATGCGATTATCAATGAAAACCTGTGGGAAGAAGCACAGCAAAAGAGAAAAGAGAACAGTGTAAAATGGAATAAAACACATAGTCTGGAGCATGAGCATATATTGTCTGGTATTATTAAGTGTCCGCTTTGCGGAACGGGAATGGCGGGAACCGTCCGCCGGCGGAAAAATAAAAAGACTGGTGAATATAAGGATGATTTTTATTACAGATGTCTCCATCGTAAGAAAATGGATGAAGAACATTTTTGTGACTACAAATTCTCTTTGAACCAGAATGAGCTGAACCAGCAGGTGGAAGAAGTTATCCTGGATATGATAAATAATGAAAGCTTTGGAGAGTTCATTCAACACAGACTGGAACAGAAAATAGACGTCAGCGCTTTGGAAGAAGAAAGAGAACAGTTGAGACAGCAGCTCCGTCAGCTGACCGGTGCGAAAAAGAAACTGATGGATATGCTTGACAAGCTGGATGTAAGCGATAAGCATTATGACCGGAAGTATCAGGATATGCAAGACCGTTTGGATACGCTTTATGATAAAATCAGTGATATGGAGGACATGATTACTGACACGAATGAGAAAATCCATAATGCGTATAGCGAGCATTTGACAGCAAAAGAAGTCTATAAAATTCTGGAACACTTTGATATAATATATTATAAAATGACAGACTTGGAGAAGAAGGAGTTTATTAGGAATTTCATTGAGAGCATAGAGTTATACCCTGAACGGAAAACGGATGAACGCATTATTCGGCAGATTAACTTCAAGTTTCCTGTTTATTATGATGGACAAGAGGGTTATGAAATTCGGTTGCTCAACGAAAAGACAGTCGAGACATGCGTATTATTGTCCAAACTAAAATCGACACAGCATATAGAAGTAAAAATTGACCTTGATGAAGTGGATTTGACCAAAGCGGAGAGTAAGGCGACTTATGCGGAGATAAAAGAGTATGTGTTGGAGAAATATGGACTTAAGGTGTCACAGCTTTATATTGCACAGGTAAAGCGGAAGCATGGGATAATTGAGAGAATTAATTATAATGTGGGAGAGGGTAAGGCGAAAGTGCCTCAGGTACCAATGGATAAAGAAAAGGCGATAGAGGACGCTTTGAGATATTTTCAGATGATTTAAAGATTTATATGAGGAAATGAACATTTTGCGGAAAAGATGTAAGATAGGTGATATAGATACACATAAAGAAGTAGATAGTGGAATTGTAGATGTGGTGACATATGGACATTTGGTTGATACTGCAAGTGTAAAATTATTTGGACTAAGGCAAACACTGGAGGAGCATTATAAAAATTTAGATGATGAGTGTTTGGTGGAAAAAGCATTAAAAGAGCCTGCACAAATAAAGATGAGACTTGAAAATTAAAATTTTGAAAGAGTAGGTAATATATGGAACTGGAAATCAGCATTGAGGATTTACTAAACAAGCGTCGCGTGGAATCCGACAGAATTGAATTTAAAGCAGGATGGAATCCTGA